TAAATTCACAGAAGTTATTTTAAAAAAAAATCTTCTTAATCAAGTCAGATATATGAAATTATTAAATGATATGGGTGATATGTCTATTAAAGAGAAACAAGCGAGAATTTTACAAGATATTATTACGAAAAATAAAAAAGAATTACACGAAAAAGGCGAAGGATTGGAAATTTTCCTTCGTAAGGATGATAGGAAAACTTTATCCAAAGCATCCCGAAAAACAAAAGTATCATTAAAAACAACCGAAGAATTAGATTTGAGTCCGGTAGTGGAAAGACCTGACTCACCGATATTATCTGGTTCTAAAAAGAAGAAGAAGAAGAAGAAGAAGAAAAAAAAAACCAAGAAAAAGTCTTCTTTCCCAAAAATAGAGAATGATTTGTTTTATTTAAATAAAAAATCTAGGGGTCGTAAAATCACGAAAGAATTGATGAAAAAATATCATAACTTTTTCAGAAAGACTTTATAACCGAATTCTTTCGCATATTCCTTGTGAACAAGTTTCCCGGGAGTTTTAAGATATTTTCTTAGAGATTTAATGTTCTTTTTATTAATATATTGTTTATTGATTACATCTCCAATTGATGCGAATATTTCTGTTTTAAATATCTTCCTTGCCCCTGTAATGGAAGATATTTCTTCATAACCGAACTCTTTTAGCCAAGTATTTAATTGTAAAAGATATTCGTTAAATAATCTTTCTAATGTTATTTTTCTCTTTTTAAATGTTTTAGAAGACCAGTTATTTTTTTCGGAATATTCTTCTAATTCGGTAAGCATATCGTGTAAATTGTCGCCCTTAAAATTATACTTCAGTATAAAATCATTAATAGTCTTGGGATTTTTAATCATATAATTAATATTACTAATTACCCTTTATATTTAAACTCTAATTATTTATATAATATATAGCATGGAGTCACCCGATTTAACCCCGGATAAACTTTTTATGGATTTAATGACCGCATATTTAGCTCAGATGGATTCTGCTGTAAAGATATCTAAAACATTATGCGATCATTGTGAAGAGGAAGATAAAGAGTTAACTGGCGATGATATCATCTGTGGCCTAATTTACAGATTAATGATTCCGATGGAACAAGATGAACTGGATGAAAGCCTGGATAATGCGAAAAAAATACTATCGGAGGATTCAGAAGAAGAAGAAAATTACGATGAAATTGAAGAAACTTACGAGAAACCCAAAATATCCCGCAAAATAAAAACCAATTCCTGTGAATGTGAAGTGTGTTCAAAAGTCAGAGAATGTCTGATAAATTATAAATCATATGAACCCAATGATCAACTGGCACAAAAATTCAAAGACTCAATCCAAGAAACCTGTGAAAAGTATAAAATTTATATTTAATGATTACACTATTTTAAGATTTACAGAATTTATGACAAGATGAAATAATAACCGTGAAAATCAGACAGAATATCATTCCTATCGCTGGAAATAGAATCAGTGCGATCAATAATTCCTTGTAGGTGCGATTATTGATTTCATCTTCGAGAATAAGACTATTTCCTACCGCCATACAATAAACATAAACGACAATGAAACCAACGATCCCTAAGAAAAGATTAATTAGAAAATTAAATATTATTTTCTTGCTAAATTTAGACGCAGAAACTCTCACATTATCAATCTCTAAGTCGTATATAGACGTATCTATGTTCTGTCTACATAGGGGACAAGTTTCTATGTCCTCTACTACGAGATTATCCCAGCACTGATTGCATATGTACCCATTACAAGATTCATTGCTACATCTCGGCTTGTTTTTACCCGTGAAGTACAAGACATCGTCGAGACATATATGACATTGGTCCTTGGACAATTTCATCCTTCTGTTCTGTTGTGTTTGTTGTGTTTGTTGTGTTTGTTGTGTTTGTTGTGTTTATATTTATCGTAAACTTTAATCAAATTTAATACTTATAGAGAAAGAGTAAGTATTTTCCCACAACAGACATAATCTTCTTTATCATTGAGAGGGAACTTTTTATCTTCTGTTATCAGAGTACAGAATGTTTCCTGTCCATCTTCATTGTAATATATATATTCAGGTTCTCCCCGAATATATGCGTTCATTGAATACCATCCATACATATTAACTGTATTACAACTTAATTATGAAAGAATCAAATTTATATTTAAACAATTGAATCGTAATACTATCTATACAATATGAAGATTGAAGATGACATTAAATTGGATTTTTCAGATGTCCTTATTAAACCACAGAGATCCACACTGGGATCAAGATCTCAGATTAATCTGGAAAGGGAATTTGAATTTCCCCACTCAACACAATTGTGGAGGGGAGTTCCGATAGTAGCTTCGAATATGGATACAGTGGGGACAGTAGAGATGTATAAAACTTTAAAAAATTATAATATGCTCACTTGTTTTCACAAGTTTATGGATATCAATAATTATCCTCCTAATGAACGAAATAGATACGCAATATCTATTGGTATTCGTGATGAAGATTACGATAAGTTAAAAAAATTATATGAATCTTACCCCGAGAGATGTAATATTGTGTGCGTTGATGTTGCGAATGGATACATGAATAAATTAGTTGATTTCTGTAAATCGGTAAGGGAATTAATTCCTCATTGTATTCTTATCGCCGGAAATGTTGTAACAGGTGAAATGGTCACAGAATTAATTACTAACGGTAAAGTTGATATTGTCAAAGTCGGAATTGGTTCGGGTTCTGTCTGTACGACCAGAATTCAGACCGGGATCGGAATGCCGCAACTATCGGCTATCATTGAATGTGCCGAGGTAGCCCATGCTTGTGGTGGGTACATTATTTCGGATGGAGGGATTACGTGCCCGGGAGACGCATCGAAAGCATTCGGAGCTGGCGCAGATTTCGTTATGTTAGGATCTCTTTTAGCTGGTCACGCAGAATCGGGAGGGGAATTAGTTCAAGAGGGATCAAAGAAATACAAGGTATTTTATGGTATGAGTTCTGAAACAGCGATGAATAAACATTATGGTGGGGTTAATATTTATAGATCTTCGGAAGGAAAAACAGTTAAGGTAGAGTATAAGGGAAAAGTAGAAAAAACAATAAATGATCTTCTAGGGGGTATAAGGTCAACCTGCACGTATGTAAATGCTGAAAATTTAAAAGATCTTCCTAGTTGTACGACCTTCGTAAGGGTTAATAATCAGGTGAATAAGATTTATAGTTAATAAATAAAATGGATGAAAGACGATTATTTAAAGAATCAAGATTTCAATCTGATAATTCAAGGTGGTCTGCAACAATATTTTCGCCCATTCCACGGATCCACTCTCTCTTCAGTATAAATAGAGTTCATTCCAAGCGCCTTTGTCGTATTGTGAAAAATACTACCTGCCGCTAATCCGGTGGCAGCCCCCGCGGCAGCCCCCGCGGCAGCCCCCGAGGCAGATCCACCCGCCACCCACCCACCCGCAGCAGCAATTGGAGATAGAAATTTCCCCATGTCCACCCCCCCACACCCCCCAGTGTCTCCCATGTTTTTATATCTACAGCATAATTCCGCTCGGTGTGGGCTACCCGGTATTCTGACCGTACGCTTTTTAACCCTTACATCATCTTCGCATTTAATTGGTTCATCATTACATGTGAGTGGAGATTTACCGCGCAATTCTTTCAAGTCTTCTTTTTTTAAAAATATAGGGGTTAGTATTAAAAAAGGATAGGAGCCTAGATTCTTTCGCTCTCCAGGTAATATTATTTCAATATTTAAAGATATTAATAACCCTTCATACCTCGAATCGCAGAAACTTAACTTTAGTTTGATCCCATGGTTCTCACTTTTAAGTAAGCTATATAGTTTATCAAGAGATGCCGGTTGGTAAGTGTTTAAAATAGTTTGAATTATACCCCAATTACAGGTAAAATCCTTATATTTTCTCTCATTCTTTATGATAGATAACCCTCCTATGTTTAATTCTTGACCGTCGTAGTTGAATACAGACCCCCAATTATATTCACACGCTTCATTATATCCCAATTTATTCCTCGCAACTTCATTATTCACAGGCAATTTCATTGCTGCAAACTTTGCAGCCCCATATAAATTAGTTAGTTCTACTGCAATTTTTACACATAATTCAGGAAATTTGTCTCTTGGGAAGACAAAATAAACATTTTGTGGGGGACTTTCTGGTTCAACACTTGCCTCCACACTTGCCTCCACACTTGCGTCCACACTTGCGTCCACACCACCTCTCAATATCATATTATTTTTAAATTTATTCTTATATTTACTTTTCTTTTTTATATATTTTCTATATTCATTTGATCTATTATTTTTGTTCTTTTTTTTGGTCTTTTTTATATATCCTTTTGTTCTCTTATTATTTTTATTTTTTATATTGGTCTTTCGTTTATTCCTTTTATTCTTTTTATTCCTTTTAATAGTCTCATTTTTAGATTTTCTTTTTTTTTCTCTATACATATATATATACAATATAATATTTATTTTAGATTAGGTTTATAATCCTTGAATGCTTCTGTTTTATAATAATTCTTAATATTTTTCAAATCTACATTATTTTTTCTAATAAAATCTCTTGTCTCATATTGCTTGTGATAAGGAATTTTAGGTCTAAACTTCTTAAAAACTTTTTTATCCCTGATGTAATAATTTAGGCTTTTATTGAATCTCCGATAAAACATATTCTATATTTAATGCTATTAAAATATTTTTATATAGTTTAATCTTATTTTTCATTACAGGGGGGCCCCTCTTCCGTCATTGAGCCGAGGTCTACTTCTATTAAATTCGTCCGGGAAGAAGATTTCTTTATCTGACCGAAATTATATTTCATATAAACAAGAGATCCTTCCAATGTTATTACAGATAAACAATTTAACATAATAGGATACTGCCGATGGACAATAGTATAAAAAAGAAAACAACTATTCGCTGTCATATTAATTAGCATTGTCTGGTTAGAAAGATCTTTCGCAGATTTGGTGGTGTAGGTTTTATATACTTGGGGAAGTCTAGAAAATAAACCGAAACACGTCCCGATCATAGAAACAATATTCGCCACACTTTCAATCGTCATTATTAATATTTAATTATTATTTTATTTTTAAGTTGTTCCGTGTTTATTTTTAATATATCTTATTACTCCTATATCACCGGTTCTTTTCGTTAATTCTTTGAATGTTTTATTGTAACCCTGAAAGATTTCTTTAATATCTTTTTCGTGGGCTGTTTCGGTAAATAATCTTATTGTTTCTTCGATATCGTTGAATAAAACGAAGTATTCGATATTTAAATTCTTATGAATCTCCATTTTTTCGGAAAAATTAAAAATAACATTTATACCCGAAACCAATGTCGTAATAAAAGTTAATTTTCTATCTATATCTAAATCTTCGGGTGTCATATCTTCATTATCGTGAGAAGATATAAAATAGGTTGTTAGAGTTGATAATCCCAGTGTTGATATTTTAATTATTTTATCATACATAAAATGAATTGATCTACATTCAGAATGAGCTTTCTTATATTTCAAACATTTATCTCTTAAATCCCTTAAATCGCTCAAATAATGAATTTTCTGATGAGGAACGTGTTCTTCTATTTCCCTATCTAAATATTCACTATTCCTTAATAATTCCGTCTCTTCTATTCTTTCTTCAACGTTATAATCCATTTCGGTAATTTCACCCTCAATAATTGCTTCCATTATATATTGGTTGGAAAATTTTATTTTATGAAAAATTATTAATATTGTACTTCTCCAATAATTTAACGTAATCTTCTCTTTTCATATCTACTCTTAGTTTTCTTCGTTGATTCTGGACTCTGGACCAGCTCTTATCTAAATTATTCCTATGAATTAAATGGATCTTATTATAAACATGAAATCTCGCCAGAGTAATATAGTGTAGCATTTAACTAATTATAATGAAAAAAGTTTTAAATAAATTTGATTTAAAAATAAAATGTTATTATTAAGTATAACTAAAATGGGTAAATATGTGTGCATAAAGTGTGGATTAGATTTTAAGCAGAAATCTCATTATGAAAAACATCTTAATAGAAAGCGACCATGTAAAAATATAGGAGATAAGATAAAAGATATAGAAGAGAATAAAGAACAATTTGGTAATTTATCGAAAGATTTAACTAAACAATTGGACATTAAAACCAAAAAAGATGGAGGGATATTTTTCACTCCATTTAATATCATAAGACGTAGCGTTGAATCAATATATAATTATTGTTTCACAAATAATATTGAAATTAGTAATATACTAGAACCATCGTGCGGTTCTTGTGAATTTATTAATTATTTAAATTCTTCATTAGAAAATAAATCGATTGATGGCATTGAGTATAATAAAGAAATATTTAATTCAACTGGGGAAATAGATTTCGGTAATAAAAATTCAGTTAATTTATTTAATTTGGATTATTTAAAAAGCGACGATAAAAAATATGATCTGATAGTCGGTAATCCACCATATTTCGTTATGAATAAAAAAGATGTTGATAAAAAATATCATAAATATTTCGACGGAAGGCCTAATATATTCGTAATATTTATACTTCATTCACTTGAAAAATTAACTGATAATGGCATTTTATCATTCGTATTACCAAAAAGTTTCTGCAATTGTACATATTACAATAAACTAAGAATTTACTTGTATAATAATTACCATATAATTGATATAATAGATTGTTCGGGTGAAAAATATTTAGAAACTGCTCAAGATACTATTATATTTACTATAAGAAATGAAAAGGGTGATAATAACCAATATTCATTCATTAAAAATAATATTATATTACTAAATACCCCAGAAACAATTAAACAAATCGAAAAATTGTATGAAAATACTACCACAATTAATGATTTGGGATTATATGTTAAAGTAGGAAATACCGTATGGAATCAGGTTAAAGATCTATTAACCGAAGATGATAGTTTTACAAGATTAATTTATAGCGGAGATATTATAGATAATAAATTGAATCTAACTAAATACAATAATGAAGCTAAAAAGAACTATATCAATAAAAAAGGAGAGTCTGGTCCATTGCTTATCGTAAATCGCGGTTATGGTGTCGGTGGTTATAAGTTTGATTATTGCTTAGTTAATATTGACAAAGATTATACAATTGAAAATCATATAATAGCAGTAAGATCCTCCATTGAAATATCCAAAGAAGAATTGATTAAAAAGTATAATTTAATAATAAAATCATTTGAAAACGATAAAACAAAAGAGTTTATTAAATTGTATTGTTGTAATTCTGCCATGAATACAAATGAACTACAAAATATTTTACCCATTTACGATTAAACAAAATTAACCTAAAAATTTGATTTAATTTAAAATAATTTTTTATCAATAAACGAGAGAAAGAATTATAAAGAAAATGCCAACTCAATGGAAAGGAGCATCTCCTGAAGATCAATTTGGAAAATTTGTAAAGAGAAGTGGTC